TTTGTCTACATGGTGCTGGTGTTGATGACTTGACTGCCTCGATACCCATGATTTTGAGTTGTGGTTCTTTATATCGCACACCTTCCACATCATGTGCATTGAGGATATATCTTTTCTTTGCAGTCCAGATACCCTTGTCAGCAATCACCTCTCGTTTCATACTCATTTTGTTTGAGTAGGCGTTGACGTACCCAGCAAGCTCCGAATAACTCTTATCAATAAAAGGTTCAATCTTTTGAGTAGCGATTGTGTCCAAGAAGTTGATGATTTTTGTAGTGTCTTGTCTTTCTCCAAACACTTTATTAACAAGTTTGTCAAATGTAATGTAAACCGAATCCGTATCCGAAGCAAGCACATAGTCATGTTTGTCCGTTCCCAGCAATGTATTAAGGTATTCATTAAGAGCATGCTCAATCCAACGAATAGATAACTGCCCACTAGTAGTAATCGCTTCAGCAACCAGAAGGTCATAGTACCTAAAGTATGCATTACCGATAGCACCATAAGCACTATTGAGTGAAATCTTTTTAGCCATTTGAATGTTGTTGTATCTCGAAATGTCTTTAAGTAGTTTTGGGTCTTTAGTATTTTCATATTCTTGTTTTGCCTCCAACATTTTACGTTTAAATGTCACTCTGTCATTGTACATACTTTCCATAATCTCTGGTAGAAAACCCTTTGTATCGGTTTTAAACAATGCACCATTAGGTGTTAGTGTCACACCCTTGAGTATAGAGGTGTCTACTTTCTTATCAAGCAATTTGTCAACAGTCATGTCTTTGACTTTCTGTTGACCATATAATGTTTCTGGTGATATGTTATACTGCATGATAAGATGTGGATACAATGAGTTCAAGTCGAATGACATCACCCAATTGTGCATACCCACGATAGGGTCTTTTACATACGCACCCTCATACTTCTCAGCCTTGGTATTCTTTCTCTTTTGTGGTATGACAATGTTTTTCTTACGAAGGTGATTGTATATGAGTATATCCCAATACTTCACAGAACCAAGCACATCTACATAATTAACCTTTGCATCATATGCCATTGTCAGACACAGCTCAATCAGTTTCATCTTATCCTCAAGTTTGTCCACCAACTCTACATCTGTGATGTTGTATTCAATAAATGATTGATAATCTTTCTGATACCACTCTCTGAATGTTTCATAGGGATTACCGTCTTTACGTTCACCTAACTCCACATATGCAATATGGTCTAGTCGATAACTCTCTTGATTGGTGTATGTAAACTTACGATACAAATCAAAATAATCTAAAGCTGCAACACCTTGTATCTCATATATTTGATGGTCACGCCCCATACTGAATACATTCTTACTGAATACATTTCGCCAAGGCGATAGTCGTTTGACTTCATCTTCGCCAAATAGATTTTTAATACGATTGCAGATATAAGGAATATCAAAAAACTCTGTATTCCAGCCTGTGATAATATCTGGATAATAATCTTGCCAGAACACTAGGAACTCTTGCACTAGTTCCTTTTCGGTCTTACATTCTACATAGGTAACGTCATCACGATTGTTGACAAACTTACCCACACCCCACACCACAATCTTTTTAGTCTGGTGGTTTTTGAGTGTAATAGAGATAAGAGGTTCTTCAGCAAGTTTGGGGTCTGGAAATCCATTCTCACATTCTGTTTCTATATCAATAGTAACAATAAGAATATTATCTGTATCCCACTTAACATAGTTAGGAAACTTATCAGCAATATAGTTATAAGAAAATAATGTATTACCACATGCCAAGTCTGGTTGATTGGAATACCCCTCAATCCATTCTTTAGCTTCTTTGATTGTGTTATGTTGTATAGGTGTAACATATTTACCCTTCAGAGTTTTGAAAGGTGTTGGTTCTTGAACAGCAGCATAGAGAGTAGGTTTATACTTTACCTTAGTATTAACCCTTTCACCATTTACGACTTCACGAACTAGTAGATTATTACCCCATTGAGTTACGTTTGTGTAGAAATTCATAATATAAATGTACCATAATATAAAGGATTTGTCAAGTGGTTATATATTTAAAACCATTTGTGCGTCTGAGTTTTCAATCAACATTTCTTTTTCTTGTTCAGAATTATAATGTTTGTTCAGAACTCCAAGTTTATCCTCTGCGTGAGCAATTATATCTACTTGTGAATCTATCGCAGCTGCTAAATCTGGGTGTTCCCCTATACCTGCTGGATTAGTCACATAAACTTCAATATTTGCTTTTGCATTTAGAATGTCTGCTTCGTATTTTTTTGCAAGTGCTTTTACTAAGTTACTCATTATTTTCTCCAGTTATCTCGATTTTTAAAGTGTTCGAGTATTTCTTGTGTAAGTCCGTTTTTAATTTTTTCAATACCACTAAACCCAGGCATACTATTTACCTCTAGTATGTAAGGTTGTTCTTTTTCTCTATTTTTTGCTGGTATAAAATCTATTCCTACTAATTTACCATCAACTGCTTCTGCAGCTTTGATAGCATTGTCTTTTTCTATTTCTGTAATTTCAATCTTTTCTGCTTCTGCACCTAGTGATACATTACTTCTAAAATCACTACCGTCAGTAATAACTTTACGTTTCATTGCACCAAGTATTTCACCATCTAAAACCATAACACGAACATCATAATCTAAAGGTATGTACTCTTGAATAATGATTGGAAGATACTTATTATACAAAAGTATCATTTGAATAAATGCATTTAGTGAACGCATACTTTCTACAATAGTAACACCAACTCCAGTTTGTGTGCCAGTAGATGATTTCAATATGATAGGAAACTTACCACCTAATTCTTTTACAGCTCTTTCTGCATCTTCTGAATGTGAAATAGCAACAGTCTTTGGAGTTCGTAATCCAACTTTTCTACAAAGAATATCTGTGAAATATTTACTAGAACAATTATCCCAACACTTAATTGAAGGAACTGTGGTAAAACCATCTAGTTCTAAATCTGAAATCATATCTCTCCAATAACGACTACTAGTAAATCCTAGTGTTCCTAAACCTCTAGGCATAATTAATGTGTCTTCTGGATTGAGTTCAATTGGTTTCTGATATTTTGCTTTACCCTTTTCAGGCATGACCAGACCATCTTTGTCAATTGGAAATGAGTTCATGTATCTTTTACTATTTTTGTTTGATATATATCCACCGATAAAATCTACCATGTGTAGTTCTAATCCAGCGGCCTTTGCTGATTTCATAATTACCTTATCATTGTCAGTAAAACCTTCTTCTTTATCAACATCTCTAACTGCTTCGCCATGATGATTAAAGACAACCAATTTATAAGGTTTCTCACCACTCTGCTCTTTTAGAAATTCAGCAAACTTTCCCATTAGTCTTCTTTTTTCTTACCGATATTATATTTTGTTTCTAATGTCCATTCATCTTTCTCACGAAATGAGAGTATCTTAATTTGACTTAAAGGAGCCATAGGTTCTACGCTACCCTTTACTTCAATTAGTCCCCAATCGTTTAAAAGATTTGCAATTGTATTTCGTCTTGCAATGTCATTTTCTGATAGGTTTGTGTCTTTACCGTCAAGTGCGAATAGTTCTTTAAAATGCACAATAAAGTATCTACCTTGCTTATGCAAGATATGACATGATTGATATAATGTTCTTTCTTTTCTAGAAGCTACACCGATACGAGAAAGAGTTTCTCTTACCTTTAAGAAGTCATCTGGTTCTTTCAGAGTGACTTCTAACATCTGCTCCTGTGTCCAATTAATGCTTTCCATTTTTTCCACCTTTGTTCAAACTAGCCTTTATCTGTTTTATCTGTTCACTAGTGAGTATGGTAAGAGCAGACTTTGCCTTTGCATTACTGTATCCATAAAACTCTTTAACATACTCTAAATTACTTATTTTATTCGCTTTCATCCAAGGCGCAAATCTTTTCCTTGTTCTGATACTATTTAGTAAAAAGTCAAACTGTAACTTCTTATCTAGGTGGTGGAGTCGGTTCATTTCGTTTACAAGCATGATTGTATCTTGAAACGGTGCAATACATTTATTCACAATAAAAGGTGGATACTTCTTCTCCCAAACCTCATCTTCAGTATCCATAAGAGGTTCTTTAGTGTGATTAACTGCATTTAAATATTCTTTCAATTCATACATAATTAATCTTTCTTTACATTTGTTTTAAATACGACACATGTTCTTAATTCATAACATTGTCTTGAAACTGATTGGGCTTGATGTGGCATAGATGCTGTAAATAGTATNAGTCTATTCCCTTTATATTCAACAAATTTGTCATTTACAAAAGTACCACCACCCCATTCTGTTTTCCAATCTAATCG